AGGGTATCTCTGACAGAGCGTTCACGCGCCAATTCAGCATTGCAGATAACATTGAAGTCAAGAATGCAGATCTACTCAACGGTATGTTGAAAATCTGGCTTGAAGCAATCATCCCTGAACATAAGAAACCGAAGAAAATAGAAATCAAAGACAGCGAGTCATCGGTTAAATCTTTTCTAACGGAGGACTCAAAATGACATTAAGTAAACCCAACTTTGCTTTGTTAGCTATTGGTATACTGAATTATGCAGCTTTGACGTACTATTTTATAAACCCAATTGCTTGATAAAAAAAGGGGAGCTTCGGCTCCCCTTTCTATGCTTTTAAAATTTTTGCGTATTCGTATGTGTTTTTCTTACGGTCTTCCAAACCAATATGGCCGCCATTTATTTTTTCTGTCAGCTTCGTAATGCTAGCGTCGTTCACGCCTGAGTCGCAGATAGCCCACAAATTGTTTCTTTCAAAGAAGAACAAAGCAGATTCTATCGGGTAATCAGCGGAAACCAAATCTGGATTTTGTACAATTTCAGGCTTCTTCATGTAATCAGCAAATGCTTTGTAATTGTCGCGACCGGTCAATTGAATAGCTCCGCGTCCCCGAAACTTCCAGCCATCTCCAGTGGACTCTTCTCCATTACCCAAACGACCTCCGTAAACTTTGTTTGCAATCTTCTCAGGTTGCCTAGCATATTGCGCGGCGTTGTCTGCGTTGAATCTTTTTGGCCAAGTTGCAGTTAAAGCAGACGCATTGTAGTTCAAATTCTCAACAAACAAGCTGAAATTACCAGACTCATGAGCGCATTGAGCAAAGAAGTGTGCGCCTCGTATAGGAGTTAGTTTGTAGTAAGCGACGGCAGCTTTCAACGTCCCAGCGCCCCAAACGCCATCATCATCAACACCAATCTTTTCTTGAAAACGAGCTAAGTTTTGATTCATACGCGCACCTATAAATAAGAGGAAAGGAGATCCTATGTTAAAATTTAAAGCATACCTCAAAGAAGATATTCATCTAACGTTGGAATATCACGATGAACTCAATCCTCTTATTTGGGAAGACGATAAGTTGAAACCCAAAGTTAGAGAACGCTTGTTGTACATCGCAAAGCTTTGGTCTAAATTTTCAAACATACCGGATAAAGCTATTCGCGACGTGACCTTAACAGGCGGAAACGCGAACTACAACTACACTCCATACTCTGATTTAGACGTTCATCTTCTTGTTGATTTAGAATCAATACCGGTTGATAAAGAGTTTCTTTCAGATTATTTATATGATAAGAAAGTTCTTTGGGGGTTGAAGCATCAAGCACTCGCCGTCATGGGGTATCCCGTCGAGTTATACGCACAAGATTACCGTCAAGAAGTTGCTTCGCATCAAGGCGTCTACTCCCTTAAGAAGGGCAAGTGGCTTTATAAGCCCAACCTCGAAAATCATCCTGCATTTGAAAACGACACTGCGCTAAAGAAAAAGATTGAATCATATATTCACATGATAGAGAAGATATTGGTTGAGCCAGGAGACCATGTTGCTGAGATTAAAAAGATAAAAGAAAAGCTTCATGCTATGCGCGGCGCTGGTATACATCGCGCTGGCGAGTTTTCAAACGAGAATTTGATTTACAAAGAATTAAGAAATCGTAAGTTTATCGACGCGCTGTCCAACTATCTTCAAACAAAACAGGATCGACAACTCAGCCTCTACTGATTGTTTTCGTATTTGAGATTTAGTATAATACAACTTTGTTCTATCTGAACGAGGTCTTATGGATTTTTACACACATGCATTTCAGCGTGGGAAAACGATTTACTTGCGAGGGATTGAGAACGGAAAACGGTTCAATCGCAAAGTAGATTATTCCCCCTACCTTTTCATCAATTCAAAAAAGAAGAACGCAGAGTATCAAACTCTGAGTGGCAAGCCTGTGGACAAGATTACCTTTGGCGACATCTATGAAGCCAAAGACTTCCTAAAGCAATACAATGGCGTCAGCGGCATGGACATCTACGGCTTTGACCGTTTCTTGTATTGTTTCCTAAACGATGAATACCCGCAAGAAATCGTTTATGACAAAGACCTGATCAACATCGTCAACATTGACATTGAGGTTGAGTCTGATTCAGGGTTCCCAGACGTTCGTCAAGCCGACAAGCGTGTTACAGCAATCACTATGAAACTGCGCGACACCATCGTTGTACTCGGTTGCGGCGACTTTGTTACAGCCGACGAGAACGTTCATTATATCAAGTGTAAGAATGAAGAGCAGCTGTTGCTAAAATTCCTAGAAGCTTGGCGAGCGTTTGACGTGGACATTATCACAGGCTGGAACGTTGAGTTCTTCGACATCCCGTATCTTGTGAATAGAATCACTAAGGTTCATGGCGAGACTTTCGCTAAGAAACTTTCGCCTTGGGGCATATTGCTTGAACACGACGTTGAAGTCAACAACCGCAAGCAACAGTCATACACGATGGTTGGTATATCAAACCTTGATTACCTCGAGTTGTACAAGAAGTACACCTACGCTCAACAAGAAAGCTATCGGCTAGACTATATCTGCTCTATTGAGATTGATGAACGCAAGGTTGACTACTCTGAGTTTGATAACCTGTTCACGCTGTACAAAGAAGACTTTCAGAAGTTTATCGAGTACAATATCAAAGATGTGTTGCTTGTCGATAAGCTTGATGAGAAGCTTAAGTTCATTGACCAAGCACTGACGATTGCGTACGACGCTAAGACGAACATTGAAGACGTATTTACTTCTGTACGCCTCTGGGACGTTATCATTCATAACTATCTGTTGTCAAAGAAGACAGTCATTCCGCAGTTTGTTCGTCATGACAAGTCTGCGCAGTTTGCTGGCGCGTTCGTTAAAGACCCCATGGTTGGTTTACATAATTGGGTTGTGTCGTTTGACATCAACTCTCTATATCCGTCGTTGATTGTTCAGTACAACATCTCGCCTGAATGCTACTCCGGAAAGATTGGGCGCAACTTCACCGTTGATCAGCTGCTTGCTGGCGGATTTGAAGAGGACGAAATTCAAGACTTCATTAAAGAAAAGAATTACGCCATCACCGCCAACAGCTGTATCTGGGACAAGAGCAAGAAAGGCGCATTTCCTGAGTTGGTCGAGAAGATGATGACTGAGCGCAAGATGTATAAGAACCGCATGATTGAAGCCAAGAAGAAGTACGAAAAAAATCCAAGCAAGGAACTGAGCAACGAGATTGCCCGCAACAACAATATGCAGATGGCTCGTAAGATTCAGCTGAACAGTTTATATGGTACTCTGGGTAATCAGTACTCTCGTTGGTTTCAGCTGGAGTTTGCTGAAGCCATTACCTTGACAGGTCAGTTCGTTATTCGTTGGGTTGCTATCAATATCAATCAGTATCTTAACAACTTGTTGAAAACAGACAACAGAGATTATATAATTGCAATCGACACGGACTCAAACTACCTTGTGCTTGACGCTGTCGTCAAGAAGTTCTTTGATGGTAAGGACGTTGATACAGTCACAACTGCCATCGATAAAATCTGTAACGAAAAGCTCGAGCCGCTGATTGATAAGTGTTTTGGTGAATTGGCTGAGCACACAAACGCGTATACAAACTTCCTAAAGATGAAGCGTGAGAGTATTGCGAACAAAGGTATCTGGACAGCCAAAAAGCGATACATGCTAAACGTCTATGATAACGAAGGCGTGCGCTACAAAGAACCTAAGCTCAAGATGATGGGTATTGAAGCAGTGAAGAGTTCAACACCTTCATCATGCCGCGCTAAGATTAAGGAAGCGATCAAACTCATAATGGAGACTGACGAGACAACACTACAAAGCTTCATACAGAGTTTTCGTGAAGAGTTTAGGCAAATGCCGTTCGAAGATATTGCGTTCCCTAGAGGCTGTAGAGGGCTGTCTGAGTATGGAGATAAACTCGAAGTGTACAAAAAGGGTACGCCGATACAAGTTCGGGGCGCGTTGTTATATAACATGTTGCTTGAGAGGCATGGCGTCGCAACAAAGTATCCTAGAGTTCAAGAAGGCGAGAAGATCAAGTACTGTTATTTGAAGCTACCCAATCCTTTGAGAGAAAACATAATCTCAGTTCCTAGTGTCTTACCAAAAGAGTTCGGGTTGAATGCTCATGTAGACTACGATTTACAGTTTGACAAAGCATTCCTAGACCCGCTCAAAATTATCTTAAATGTTATCGGTTGGAAACCAGAAAAGGTTGCAACGTTGGAGGGATTTTTCTAATGAGTAAGAACATGTACAGTATACCAGAAGACAGCGAGCCTGAATTTGACTTCGGCTTCATGGCAACTTCTAAAGACGACATTCAACATACAAGAGGCGAAGAGTTCAGCGCCAGAGAATTAGAGTATCAAAAGATTATAACCGAGTTGTTAAAAACCATTGATCCGTTATTGAACAGATTGGCCAAGGACAGCGAGAAAGCGGAATACATTTACTGGCCAAACCGTAAAGAAAAGATTGAAGAGTTCCGTAAAAAACTTCGTAAAATTGCAACAATCATTGAGGTGACTGTATGAGCATTCTAGATAAACTGAGAAAGACTTCCACAATCAAAGAAACAGATATCCTTGCTGATTCAAAGTTCTTTGAAAAGAAAGACATGGTGCCTACTATGGTTCCTATGTTGAACGTTGCGCTGTCGGGTAGTCTTGACGGCGGATTGATTCCAGGCATGACGATGTTTGCCGGCCCAAGTAAACATTTCAAGACCGCGTTCTCGTTGATCATGGTCAAGGCATATCTTGACAAGTACAAGGACGCTGCAGTTTTGTTTTATGATTCAGAGTTTGGTGCGCCACAGGCTTACTTTAAAACATTCGGTATTGACACCTCTCGCGTTGTTCACACACCAATCACTGACATGGAACAACTGAAGTTTGACATTACCAATCAAATCAATGCGCTCGAACGTGGCGACCGAGTCATTATTGTTATTGACTCAATCGGCAACCTTGCTTCAAAGAAAGAAGCTGAAGATGCATTGGATGGTAAGAGCGTAGGAGATATGACTCGCGCCAAACAAATCAAGTCAGTGTTTCGTATTATCACTCCACACTTGACCATAAAGGACATTCCGCTTATAGTAGTGAACCATACATACATGGAACAGAGTATGTATCCAAAGGCAATTGTGAGTGGCGGCACCGGTCCTTACTATTCAGCTGACAACATCTTTATCATTGTGCGTCAGCAAGAG